CCACTGAGGTGGCTGACCTCGAAGGGACGCGCTTCGTGGCCAACTCAGAGGTCGAGAAGGGCAAGCCTTTCGCTGAGGCGCTCATCAAACAGTTGACGGGTAGTGACCCTGTTCGTGCTCGACGTATGCGTCAGGACTTCTACCAGTTCATGCCGACGCACAAACTTTGTATTGCAGCAAACCACCGTCCGATCATCAAGGGCAATGACGAAGGCATTTGGCGNCGCGTACTCCGTATCCCTTGGAACCGGCAAATCCCGAAACATAAAAAAGACCCTTTCTTCCTAGACAAACTGAAGGAAGAATCCCCCGGTATCTTGGCNCACTTGGTTCGTGGGTGTATGGCGTGGCAGGCAGACGGGCTGAACCCCACGGAAAAAGTCATGCTGGCTACGGGAGAGTACCGAGAAGAGATGGACGTGTTGGCTGACTTCATGGAGGAAGTATGTCTTGTGGACGAAGAGGCTAAGGTCCCTCAGAAGGATTTGTACCTGCGCTACACAGAGTGGTGTGATGAGCTAAAGCAGAAGCCCCAGAACTATCGCCTGTTCAACCGACAGCTCAAAGAACGTAACTTTAAGCTGAGTTCTTCCCGTATGGGAGGTCGTGTTGTCCGTGCGTGGAACGGTATCAGCATCCGACCTAGTGAGTCAGCGGGTAACGTCGTTACCTTTAGGGGGCTAAGTGGCTGAACTAAAACGTCTTAAAATCACACTGGCTCGAAAGCTACACTGCCCCTACATGTTAGCCCTCAAAACGTTTCCTACAGAGAAGTTTACGCAATCTAACAGTTGGGAAGCATTGTACGGCGCGATCTTGTATCACCGAAAGCGACCTTTCTACTGGCACTCTGACGCTTGGGTCAATACCTCGTCAGGGCCAGTAGCTTGGCTAGAGCGTACACCGGGACTCCTAGAGTGGGTAAAGTCAGATGCGTGTCTTGTCTCGCCGTTGGAGTGGCCACAATCCGTTCTCCCGGCGTTTCGACATCGACTGATACCATCGCCCCATGAGTTTGCTAACGTAGATATGAACCGGAAGTACGCCCGCAGCGAACGGGCTTTCCGTCAGCACCTGACGCTGTTACTTTACTGTATGGGAGTGCCCATCAGTATGACAGCCAAAGCCTACGATACATCAGAACGAGAGATTAAGCGTATGATGTATATGGGCATTGAAAACATCCAAGAGGTTCCCCAGTACATGCTCTGGGCGACAGCGACGGATTTTAGGAAGGCTGTGTTTCCTGCATTTGTGACGCGCATACCAATGCGGACCCGGATGAAGTTTTTGGCTGCGCTCCAGTCCAATCCATTTTTGGCGGACCATACGTTCTCTGCAAAGCTAGTCCAGTCCGCCCCTTATTATTCTTACTTGATTTACGGCTCCCCAAAGCGTATGAGACTTACAAAGGGTTGTCGCATCTACCGAACTGGAGAAAAGAATGGCTCGTAATACTCGTGGACCTCAGAACCGACCTAGCCGTGCAGCGCCCTCACCGGGCGCAGATTACTCCGCATGGCTTATGCTGGTCCCAAAGGACAAACGAAAAGAGATTGCGGAGTTCATCAAAGAACATCCGATTAAGGAATATGATGATTTGGTTTCTTTTGGGTGTACCATCATGGCCGCTCTTATGGAAGGTCGTATTACTCCTATCGTGGCTCAAGAGCTTCGGGCGTGGCACGAACTGAACTTTACCATCCTAGCTACCAAGAACTCCGTCGAGGGCTCGCCACAAGACGCATATACGGATATTGTAACTGCGTTGGTTCAGGTGAAACGCGAGACGAAGAAACTGCGTGGTGATTACTTCAACGCAGAGGAAATCGTAGAAGCCGAGCCTGTGGTCTTGGAGGCCAAGAATGGCAAGTAACTTTCCAGTATCTGAAGAAGCTAAAAGAAACAAAGCTATTTACGATGGTAAATACGGTGCTACTCGTGAACAGAAGATCAAGCGTGCAGGCAACAACGCCGCCCGTCACTATATGGAAAGTAAAGGACTTGTTAGTAAGGGCCAAGACGTTCACCACAAGGACCGTAACCCTCGGAACAACGACCCCTCTAACCTCGTTGCGGTTTCTAAGAAGAAGAATCGCGGCAACAATAGGTAGTCTTAAGGAGCTAAACATGGCTGACGAAGAAGAAAAAGATATAGCTGTAGACAGTGATGAACCTAAAAAGCCTCCTGCTTTTAGGGACATGGCAAAAAATGTAGCTAAAAAAGTTATGCAGCATATTCGCGACAATCCACGACAGGGCTACGGCGGCACTGCGGGCGTCTCCATGGAAGATGCGGGTATGGCTGGTGAGCTTTTAGACAACACTGCTGAGGCGCGTGAGTTTGCCGAGTCCCCCGGAGTTGGCACTGGCGCTATGGCAGCTATGGGCCTTACTGGATTTCCAGCGCGGGAGATGAAGGCAGGTGCCAAGGCACTGACTAGGTTCACTAAAGAGCAGCTTACAAAGCTTGACCCCGCGATACGAGAACGGCACCTGTTTGATCAAATCTTGGGTGAACTTAATGGCTTGAAAAAGACGATACATGATGCAGATCACAACACTCTCCGCATGGATTACGACATGCCCCCGATGAGTAGGGGCGATCGAGGTCAAGCCGGTCAGCTTAGGGGGAACCTACGGGCGAATCCCGACCATCCTATAGTTCAACGCTACCATGAGGTTAGGAAGCAGTTAGCGGAACAGGGCAAAAAATACCGAGAAACTCCCGGTTTCTATGAGGTAGAAGGCGCACACCAAAACATGTCTGCCGACGACTTCCGTCATAATTACTTTACTGATTTTGATACAGGGAAACTACTTGACGACGCTCCTAACCACCCCTTCCTGTTCTAATGGCTAAAGTAGCGACAAAACGAGATCCAAAAAAATGGGCCGCAGCCAAATCGAAAGCTAAGGCAAAGATGGGTGGTAAGCATTCCGCCCGCGCTATGCAGCTTGCCGTTAAGTACTACAAAGATATGGGTGGTACATATTCGGGTAAAAAAGGTAAAGGTAACAAACTAGCCAAATGGACCCGACAAGATTGGGACTACTCAGGTGGGAAGAAGAAGTCTAAGTCTTCGGGGAGCCGAGTTGCCTAAAGGAAAAGGGGTATACCTACCAAAACGAGCCATTGCCGCTCTTAAGTCTACATCAAAAGGCCGCAGCAAACTAGCTGCTGCTTCCCGCAAAAAATCTAAAGCTACTGCGAGTGGGAAACAGTACGCCAAACACGGACTTCACAAAGGCAAGAAGAGGTAACGATGGCAGTATCTACCAAGAAGCGACGAAACGCAGCACGAGGTGCCATGCTTATGAAGAAGCATGGTCTTTCTGGCTACAACAAACCTAAGCGCACACCTAAGCACCCTAAGAAATCCCACATCGTGCTGGCCAAAGAGGGTGACACTATCAAACTCATTCGCTTTGGCGAGCAAGGGGCTAAGACGGCAGGCGACCGAAAAAAGGGTGAGGGCGATAAGATGCGAAAGAAACGTGCTAGCTTCAAGGCACGGCATGGNAAGAACATCGCTAAGGGTAAACTTAGTGCGGCCTACTGGGCCGATAAAGTGAAATGGTAAGATGGCAGATACTTTAGTACCTACGCTTGACGAACAAGGCCCTACGCATGTTTTTGAGGGTGACCTTCAGGCGTGGCTGGATGAAAATCAAGATATGCGTCCAGAAGGCTCCGGCCCAAACTTTGAGTGGACTATTGGGGATGAAGCCGCCGCAGTTGGGAACTTAGAGCGTGCTCAAGAGCTAGCAAAAAACGATGAGTCTGGAGAAATGCAGGCTCGTCTTGATGAGTTTCCTATGGATGTTCTTGCTGACATGCTTGGTGACGATGGTTACGATTTTTCCCCCGAGGGTGAGCGTGCGCGTAAGCTAGAGAAGATGGAGGAAAGGGAAGAAATACTTGCCGACATGGGGCCTTTTGAATCTGTTATGCCAGAAGCAACCGACGAGGAGCGGGCGTTTAATCTAGAACAAATCAAAGATACAATGCAACAGATTGAAGATACCGAGGAGGCCCCGACGCCTGAAACGTCTTCACGTCAGTATCCGAACGAGTTGTCCCGCACAGTCACCCGTCCTGACGGGTTTGTGGAGTTTGACGAAGAGGTGTTTCCCGACCCAGAGCGGGACAGAGTAGGAGGTAACTTTCGCGCTTTTCGAGAGGGTGTGGCTAGACGTGCGCTTGAAAAAGAAGAGGCCAAACGTAAAGGCAAACAGGACCCCGCATCCACTCTCGGCCCCTCTATGACTGAATGACTCTACTCAACGAAGACGAAGCCTTAGCTGCGTTGTGCGATCCGTCTATTAGCTTACGGGCTTACGCTAAGATCATCGACCAGAAAACAGGTAACGAACTGCCGTTCGACCCGTTTGCGATTACGGATCGTCTTCAGGAGACGGTAGTTTCGTATTACTCGGAACCACCAAAAACTCAACTTGGACAGACCAGATGGCTGACTGTGCTTGGTTACCGACAGGGCGGGAAGAGCCTAACTGCCGAACTATGTGGGTATGTCCGCTCGGCGTATACACCCGGACATGATCATGTTTGTATTGCAGACAACCGGGATCGTGCAGAATACCTGCACCGTCGTATCCACTTAACGCATAGCAGGTGGCCAGAACCTGTCCGTGCGAAGACGGTCCCGAACCGCGAGGTAAGACAGTTGACTTTTCAGCACGGCGGGAAAATGCGCGTGCTGTCTGGAGAATCTGGTGCAGTAGGTATTGGTCAATCACCCGATAGTTTCCATGGTTCTGAGCTTCCTTATTGGAGAAACGCGGGTCATCAGTTCTCGATGATTTATCCATCGATGATTAACCGTGACCACTCGTTGATCCTCCTAGAATCTACCCCGGCACCCATCATCGAGCCATCAACAGAATGGTGGCGTGATCACTGTAGAGACGCCAAGATGGGGCTTGGACGTTGGGTTTACGGATTTTTTCCTTTTTGGGACGGGAAACTAAACGCCCGTGCGTGGCCGAAGAATACCCCTTTAGAAAACGAAGAGATTCGTTTACTTGAGAAGTATGGACATCTTGGGCTGAAGAAAGAGAACCTAGCGTTTCGTCGTTTGATGATTGAGACAGATGCTCAGATTCGGCGTAACCCTGACCTGTTCCGCGTATACTACCCGTTTGACGACATCAGTTGTTGGGTCGCATCCACGGGCTCGGTGTTCCACTCTACTATTCTAAAGCGCCATCAAGAAGGCACGCTGATTCCGTGGGAAGAGCCGTACATGGAGTACGAGCAGCCTGAGCCCGGTGCAGTGTACGTTATGGGAGTTGACCCGGCGGGTTATGCTGCTCGTGACCATGCGTCGTTTCAAGTGCTGAAGGTGTACGATGGAGAATGGACCCAAGTCGCAGTCTTCGGAGGTAACACTGACCCAGTTACGTTCGCTAAGAAGATCTACGAGGTCGGATGTAAATACCAAAATGCAACGGTGGTCGTTGAGAGTAACGGTGTCGGTGTTGCTACTTTGGCTCTACTTGAAGATGCTGGCTACCCAAATCTCTACTACGAAAAAGCCTATAAGCCCGGTATTGCCGCCACAACAAAATCAATCTCTATGATGCTTTCGTACCTTCAAGACGCTTTGAAGGACGAGTTGATTCTGTTTGACGAGGACACCGTAGACCAACTGGGCTCCTACAAAGAAGATAAGCGTGTCGAGCAATCGATTGCGTCTGAGATGCTACACTCCGGTAAACCGGGTAAACGCAGAGAACGTCACCACTGGGATAAAATATCTGCGTTGCAGTTAGCTTGTGTAGGCGCACGAAAAGCCCCAAGGCGTTACAAGAAAGATACTACACCTGAAGGTCTAGAGAATATCCTTTTGTTTAAGAATATGACTTACGATCAAGTACAGGACCACTGGAAGAAAACATCTAAACAAGATAGTAAACGAAAGTGGCGTAGAAGTCGGTATCGGAGGAAACGTTAATGCCTAAACAAAACTTTGCTCCTATGATCCGCGCACGCAAAAAACTTAACGAGTTAAAGAAGGCGAACTCTGAAGAGGACATTTACGGTCCCAACTCTTCTGTAACTAAGACCTTCCGTAAAAAGCCTAATCCCATCCATCAGGATGAGGAGAAAGAGGAGCCGAACTAATGGCCGAAACATCCCTTGACCGAACGATTGCAGCAGAAAAAAAACGCCAAGAACAACAAGGCCAACCGCAAGAAGGTAGGTTTGGTACAACTTCTGTTACAGAAACCGGGGCTGCGGGTCCAGTAGAGTCTGCACTAGTAAATCTAGCTAGGACACAAAAAATCGCAAAAGAAAAAGAAAGGTCGCAGATGTCTCGACCTGAACTTCGTGGGGCTCGTAAGGAAGACCGTACTGCACGTCGGACTGAACGCCGTGGAGAGCGTCAAGATGAAAGGTTTTTACGGGGCATTAAGTCCCCAGAAGACGTTCCTGAGAATGCAACTCACAGACAAAAAGCTGCTATTCTAAGGGAGTTTGGTCCGTTTAGTGATGAGTATAGGCGGTTTGTAGCTGGTAATGCCGAGGCAACTGAAAGGGATAAAGCCGCCGGTCAGTTTGCGTTTGATGTAGAAACGGGACTTGACCTCGGTGGTGGTCAAATCGACCTTCCTGAAGAGGAAGAAGAAGTGGATGTGGTAGATCCTGTTGAAGAAGTACCCGAAGTACCCGAAGTACCTCGCGTCTCTGGACCGGGCTCCCCCGAACAAACAGTAACACCCGCACCCGAAGAACCAGCACTCGACGCCGAAGTGGCAGAAGCCGCAGGGGTCGAAGAAGCGGTCGAAGAGGCTGAAGAAGCTGAAGTAGTCGATACTCCCGAGACTGAAGCCGCACTTGAAGCAGCCGGTGTAAATGAAACAGACTCCGAGCAAGAAGTTGCAACAAAAACCGACAAGGTA